ATTGCAGAGTTGGCAAATTTCAAACCTTCCGGGGCCAACTCCGTTAATTCAGCGACACGTGAAGAATGGCAGGAGCTGGCGCGTATCGCGCTGGCATCGCTCGAAGCGGAGCCTGTGGCATGGACTGAGGCTGATGAATTGCGTGATGCAAGGAATGGAGGCACCGGCTATCTGTTCGCTCTATGTGGTGATGCCAATAAATTTGCCGACCCGCGCCGCCAGCTGATGCTTTACACCGCCGCGCCAGCGCCGTTAGTGTCTGATGAAATAGCAGTCGCGCTCATCACAGCGATAGAAAAAGAGCAGGACCGACTGTTTGGGCAAGATTACCTGATGGATTCGAAAGACTGTATTGACGTAATTCGTGAGGAGATGGAACGGCTTAACGCCCGCTGCGCTGCCGTGCTTCAGGGTGACGAACCTTCAAAAATGAGCGGCATCATGCCTGACTATGAAGGTGGCACTCTGTCTCAGCGTGAATTATTCCAGGCTGGTTGGGAAGCGCATCATAGAGCAATGCTGCAGTCAGGCGCTCCGGTGCAGTTTGGATGGTCAAAAGGGCATTTCGGCTACAACGCTCTTTTCAACGCAATATCTAAGGCGGTGAGCATTCAAGGTGCCGCGCTATCAATTTCGGTGAGTGCTTTCGAAGATGCGATGTTCGCAGCAGCACCTCAGCAGGAGGTGAAGAATGGCTAACCTGCAGCTTGCTGTTAACGGTGAATACTTCGACAAGATGAAGTCAGGCGAGAAAACAGAAGAGTATCGCCTGGTAAATCCCTACTGGGGTAATCGTATTTTTGGGCGCTGGTACGACCGACTCATCATTACCCGAGGCTATCCGAAGCGTGATGACCCGAGCAAGCGCATCGATGTTCCGTATGACGGCTATGAAATCAAAGTCATTACCCACCCCCACTTTGGGCCGGAACCAGTCAAGGTCTTCGCCATTAAGGTGAATATCAGCGCTGGGCAGGAGGTGAAAACATGTACCTGATGGAACTGGTATCAGGAGCCGTCTGGCTGGTGGTTTTAATCGTGCTGGTGGGGCTGGCTTTGAGAAGAATTGATTATTGATTAAGCACTTACCCGCTTCGGCGGGTTTTTTGTGCCCAAAATCTTGACCCTCGTTTTTTTGGTGTTACTGTATAAATATACAGTTAATTATCAGGGGTGATTATCATGGGTTTTCCATCACCAGCAGCAGACTACGCAGAGCGGACGCTCACAATCACCAGCCTTTGCGGCTATGACGGCAACTGCCGCACTATCGAAACGTCAGCCGGGCACGCGATTATCAACGTTGCCAGAAAACCCGAAATTGGTGACACCGTTCTGATCTCGTTCTGTGGGGTACTGGACTTTGCATCCGTCCAGGGTAAGGCGCTCATCACACAGGATGGGGAGGCGATAGAGGGGGATGCTTTGGACGATACGACGGTGATGGGTGTAGTAACGCATTTACTGAATCGCGTAACTGATACTGATAACAGGCCAGTGATATAAGCGCCATGATTCCTGTGCATTAAGGGCCGATCGGTTACACAGATCAATTACAGTTAATTGATCTATCTAACCTATTAGACGTTCGATGGAAGGGCTGGCATAAGTTACATTCAGCGCGCAGGGAGAAAAGGGACGGCCCCGATTTATTGGGGGGAAGCTGATTTGAATAGGATTTTTGGTTATGAATGAGCAAGAGTTGATCGCTGCCGTTCGCCCTGCTGGACGCTATGAAGTGGTGAGCCATGAGGATGGCTCCTTTGTTGTGATACCTGTCCCTGCTGAAGCAATACTTATCACACGGGAAGCACTGCGACAATGTCTTGAGCGCTTCCGCAACCCCGACAACTGATTTATAATAATCAAGCTGGCCTGAACAACCAGCGCCTGTCGCACCATCACCGGAGAAAAGTGATGGCGCAAAGAACCACCCTGAATTACCCACACCGCCCCTTAATGCGCGGTGTTTCTGCTCATGCTGGTGGTCCAGCATGAAGAAGGCAGACAACCTCCATCTTTCACGAGTAGCCGCACTGGGCTGTATCGTTTGCAGAAATCAGAACCTGGGCGAAACGCCGGCGGAAATCCACCACATCCGGACCGGTCAGGGCACCAGTCAACGTGCTGACCATCGGAAATCAATTCCCCTGTGCCATATGCACCATCGCAACGGCGGTTATGGTGTGGCGATTCACGCTGGCCGCCGCGCCTGGGAAATGAAGCACGGCACCGAAACCGAGCTGCTGGTGCAGGTTCTCTATTTGCTTGGGGAACCTTCCGATGAATAAGTCAGTAAGTTACGGTTCTGTGTGCAGCGGCATCGAGGCCGCCAGCGTGGCATGGCATTGTCTGGGCTGGCGCCCGGCATGGTTCGCTGAGATAGAAAAATTCCCCTCCGCTGTTCTGTCGTATCGCTGGCCGGACGTCGCCAACCTGGGCGACATGACCCAAATCGCCGCGGCAATCCGTACCGGAAAAATCGAAGCGCCCGATGTGCTGGTGGGGGGAACCCCTTGCCAGGCGTTCAGCATTGCGGGTTTACGTAATGGGCTGGCTGACGAACGCGGCCAGTTAACTTTGGCTTTTGTGGAACTGGTTAATGCTATCGATGAAAAACGCAGAGAACATGGAAAACCACCCGTCATCGTCGTCTGGGAAAACGTACCCGGCGTATTCAGCTCAAAAGATAACGCTTTCGGATGTTTTCTTGCAGGGCTTACCGGCGAAAGCTGCGCGCTGGAATCACCAGGGAAAAAATGGTCAAACGCTGGTTATGTGCTGGGACCAGAAAGAGCTATTGCCTGGCGAGTGCTCGACGCTCAATTTTTCGGAGTGGCCCAACGACGCAGACGTGTGTTTGTTGTCGCAACAGCTAGAGGGGATATCGATCCCGCAAAAATTCTTTTTGAGTCCGAAGGCCTGCGCCGGAATTCTCCGCCGTGCAGAAAAAAGGAAAAGGCAGTTGCCGCACTTACTTCAAACGGCGTTGGAGTACGTGGTGCAGACGACAACCAGGCACAAGCCGGACATCTGATCCCCGAGTGCGTTACCGGCGACATCAGCCATACCCTTAAAGCGGAGGGTTTCGACGGCAGCGAGGACGGTACCGGGAGAGGGACGCCGATTATCGCGATGGCGCACGGGCAAGGTGGCGCTGAGATTAAAACCGATGATACAGCGCCAACACTGACCTGTAATCACGAAGCCCCAATCGTATTCAGTAGTAACGGTCATGCTTCTTTCGCGCCTGGAGTTGGTGCTTTACGGGCTAAGCCGGGTGCTGATCATGAGACGCTGGCGGTTCATGGAACTCAGGATCCTGATATCAATAACGAAATGGCCCACACATTGGGACGCAATTATGGACAGGAAAACGCTGTTCAGACTTCAGGTATGGCTGTTCGTCGTCTCACCCCAGTGGAGTGTGAGCGCCTGCAGGGATTCCCCGATAACCTCACTCTGATCCCGACACAAAAACGCAAGCAGATAACGGCTGAGGAATACGCCTACCTGCGACATCACCGCCCAGAGCTAACAGCAGAGCAGGCTTACCGGCTGGCCGCCGACGGTCCGCGCTATAAAGCGATAGGTAATTCAATGGCGGTACCAGTTATGCGCTGGATCGGCTCCCGTATTCAGGAGGCGCTGCGTGCCTAAATACATCATCACCCCAGTCGGAAAACCACGCATGACTCGCCGCGATAAATGGAAACAGCGTCCGCCGGTGATGCGTTATCGCATGTTTTGTGACGAGGCTCGTCTGCATGACATTCAGGTACCGGAGAGCGGCGCACATATTACGTTCGTTTTGCCGATGCCGAACAGTTGGAGCAAGAAAAAACGCGCAGCTATGAACGGTAAACCACATCAACAAAAACCGGACTTTGACAATCTGACGAAGGCCCTTCTGGATGCCTTGTTTGAGGATGATTCCCACATTTGGGACGCCCGGACATCAAAAGTATGGGGCGAAACCGGAATGATAATTATCGAGGACATGAAATGACACCACGCCAGAGACGCCAGTATTTTGAAGGGCTGGGAAAAACAGCAATGGCACCACGTAAGAGCTGGCTGGGGAAAAGCGTTCTCCTGAATGATGTTCAGTCCGGTTGGATAAAATCGTTACTTACAGTGTGGGGGGAGTGCGTACGCGGTGGCACTGCACCGGCAAAGCCGTGTGGCCACTCATGCTGGAACGTCCTCAGGGGGAAGAACTGGTCCGATAAAGCGCTGGAGCGTTTTACCGTGGCGTTGAACAAGGCGAGAGAAGAGGGATTCCGTGGTGAGCAGGCGATGAAACGCGCGCGATCTATACTCTGGCCTGAGCCACAGGTCAGTGTAATTGACGCAGCGATGGAGAGTGATGACGCTGAATTTATGGAGAGTGTGGTGCTGTTGGCGTTTGATTTGAAGGATCCGGTTTATATCGTCGGGTGTCAGTATTACACCACGCGCAAAAAAATAGCGGACATCACCAGAGACCTGCAGAGTCTGGCACCATGGCTGACGGATAGCGAGGCCAGAAAGCGGGTGCGCTGGTGCCTGGAAATATTCAGGGCGAAGGTTTTTCTGGCAGCGAGGAAGAACCTGAATGAAAGTTCGTGATCACACATGAATTAGCAAAAAGTGCTATTTATTCAGAATGATGTTGAAAACGGGCCAGAAAATTAGATAATCCATTCATGCTTGGCAGAGCTGCGCCACGATGGCAGCGATGTAAAGCGACAATTTGAAAAAACTTTAAACCCCGCCTGCCGGGGTTTTTTGTTATCCGGCGATACGACAGGGGTATTCGCGAAGGTGCATTGCACCAGTACCCCTGTCATATCGCCGTGTTTAATACAGGGCGCAAGATGTTCGATTACCTAAAGTCATTGCCATTCCAGATTCATGATCATTTTGCTGCGATGACGGCACTGGTCTTCTTTGCAACTATCTTCAAGATGGTTTTTCCTTTCCTTGCGTACCTGATAAATCGTGTCTTTGAGTATCGGAGTTATAAACGCTTCAGCAAAATAGAAGGGATGAGTGACGATCGCGCAAGAGAGATAGCAAAAGATATCTGGAGGCCGAAATCTAAACCTCCAAAATGGCTATTAGCTTTAAAGCGCAAACTGTTCCCCAAAAGATAACTTCATTTTTTAAAACCGTTTATACACATGCAAAGGCTGCCATCAGGCGGCCTTTTTTCTTTCCCCTCAATTTTTCTGAGAGGATCCACAGCAAAAAGAGGGGGCTAAATGTCCGCAGAACCAATAACTGCAACGGTAACGGCGGGCGTGGCTGCTGGTACTACTGGAGTCACATTCGCCACGCTATTCCCAGAGGCTACGCCCGCAGTGATGGTCTGCTCCCTCGCAGGGGCGGCGCTTTATATCCTCAGCTCAGAGGATCACAAAATCTGGAAGCAGATTCTTTTTGCGCTCATTTCATTTATCGGTGGCATTTACTGTGCCGGTACTGCTTCAGAAATTATCGCTGCCCTTATCAACGCCGGACTGAATCAGCTTAGTCCGCCAGTCACTATCAAGGTATCGCCCGCGATTGGCGCACTGGCGGCTTCAACGGTTTCCGTGACAATTCTGCTGCGCATTCTTGCCCGCTCAAAGACAGGCAATCTGCCCGGCGTGAAGGGGGAAGAATGACGTGGCTGCTGCAGAACTATCCGTGGCTATTGCTTCACCTTAATGCACTGGTCTGCATCATGATTTCGTTCCGTCTGATGTTCTTCCGTAAGCGCAGTATGCGGCGCCGCCGGGTAATGGAGCTTCTGGCCTATGGGCTGATTCTGGCTCCTGCGTACACAGCTTTCCGCATCTGGCACGGCGA